ACAGCCAAAAAGACCTTTTAGCGGAGGAGGTAGTTTAGCCCATGAAGATCCAAACGATAGATTTGGAGTCCCTAGTGATGAAGAAGTAGCACGGGTGAGAAAGAGCAGAATAGCTGCTGGGTTGTGTGCTGATGGTTCAAAACCTCCTTGTAAAGAGGATGAGCCGGAATCAAAGACAGAAGCTAAGAAGGGTAAGAAAGATGATAAGTGGATTCAGAAAGCCGTAGACCCTGATCACGAAGGCTTCTGTACCCCGATGACTAAGGCAACTTGTACTCCCAAAAGAAAGTCTTTAGCTAAGACTTTTAAGAAGATGGGAAAAAAGAAGGATAAGGCTATTAAAGCCAAAGATGAGAAGTAGTTATGGAGCCTGTAGATGATCTTGTTTTTTCAAAAAGACTAAGAAAACCTAAAGGAGAAATTACGCTCTTCTCCGACACTGCTAAACTTATTCAATTACCTCCTCCTAGTTCTAATAGTAGTTTAGATAGTGGTAAAGATCTCTTAGTTACCCAAGGTGCGGGTATTGTACGAACAACGGGGCTTGAGAATAGTATTAAAAAACATGATAAAGACCCTGTTTTTTCTATTAAACGCTATATGGATATCTTTGGATTAAAGTATGATACTGATTATATTGATACTTTAGTAAGAGAATCCTCTATTCTGATCTTAGAATACAAAAACAAGTTTAACAGACCGCGCCCTGCACAGTTAGCTCCTTATTTTGGTATGCAGTTGAAGCTATTAAAGAGTAAAAATGCCAAGAGTCCTTCATACCCTAGTGGTCACTCGGCTCAATCTCGTCTTATTGCAGAGATTTTTGCTGATAAGTACCCAGAACATAGGTTAAATCTGTTGAAAGCGGCTGAGGAATGTGGAGCGGGTAGGATTTCGGCTGGATGGCATTACCCAAGTGACCATAAGGTGGGTAAATACTTAGGAAAGAGGCTTTTTAAAGCTTTAAAATCACAAAAAGATAAAAACCCTATTAAATATGATAAGGTTTTTGAATTTTAGTTACAAAAGGGAGAAAATTATGTTACTTAAGAGATATATGGTTCCACGAACCGCTCATTGCAGCAACGGCTGCTGACAACCTCACACATCCTTTAACGCAATAGCCCACAGTATGCAATAAGAAGCAAAACAAGTGGTTAGACTTAAGAATCCGTCTAAAAACATATTACCTGTTACGCTTCGCCATGTTAGGTTTAAGAAAATCCCCACCCAAAAGCCTAAACACATGGGACATGCAAATAACTCCCCTAATAGGGGGTAAATATCCCAAGTTTTTTTTCTAAATTTCTTAAAAATCTTCCCATGTGTGATGGAAATGGTAATTCCGAAGGAAACGAGTATCCAAATAAGTAAGTTCATATTTTTAGTGGTAATTTTGTATTAGCAATAAATGCTTCTCTATTTTTATGCCAGGAATCTCTTCCTACTAATTCTCCATTAGAGTGGTGAATTAGATCCACGGGCACTGCGTGATTTTCAAACCCTAGGTTATGGGCTTTTGTTGTATAATGAATATCATAAAAATCCCATAACCCTTCAAAGTATGTAGGTTTTTCTAACCCTACTTTATCCCAGATTTCTTTTCTAGCTGCTAAAAATAATCCATCTAAAGCAACTACAGGCCCACACGGGCCATAACTAGTAGGGGTTATCATAGTGGATGCATTAGAAAGAATAGGTGATGGTTGATTCTTCGTAATATGCTTTACTTGCCCCCTATGCAGCCCTTCAGCCCATCTACCTTGTTGCCACCATATAGCATCGTCTCCTAAGTAGGTTGTACCAGCGGGACCTACAATGCCTGTTGTGGTTCGAACACAAGGGGCTAATGCTTGTATAAAAGATACTTTATCATTTAGAATTTGAATATCATCGTGGCAAAATATGATAATATCATTAGGGTTAGCCTTACAAGAGTCTAATCCCTTTTTATATGCGGAAAATATTGAAGACTCATTAACTAAGAGTTTTACTTTAATTCCAAAACTTAATAAAGTACCAACTAAACCTTTTGTAACACCTACTAAGTTAGGTTCTCTAGTACATATTATGGAGAAGATCTGCATACTCTATAATAGACAGGTGGGATAATTTATGAATAAAGAACAGCTAATAAGTGAGTTTAAGCGATGCAGGGAGGATCCAGTATACTTCATCTCTAACTATATTAAAGTTACCCACCCTGTTAGAGGTCTAGTTCTTTTTAAGCTATACCCCTTTCAAATAGATATTATAAATGCTCTTCAAGATAATAGATTTAATATTTTAAGAAAATTTAGACAAGCAGGGTGTACTACTATCTCTGCTGCTTATTCTTTATGGATGGCTGTTTTTGAAAAGCATAAGTCTATAGTAATTCTTTCTAAAGGAGATTCTGAATCAACGGAAGTGCTTGATAGAATCAAAATTATGTATGAAGAACTACCTGTTTTTCTTAAACCTAAAATCGTAGAAGATAACAAGCATACTTTAAAACTAAACACTGGATCTGTTATTAAGTCTAGGCCCTCTGGCAAACAATCTGGTAGATCTCTAGCTGGGTCTTTCTTGATTATTGACGAGGCAGCTTTCATTGAAAACATTGATACTATCTGGGCTGCTGTATATCCTATTATTTCTACTGGTGGTAGGGCGTTTGTGTTATCAACTGTTAATGGTGTTGGAAATTGGTATCATAAAGTATACGAAGACTCGTTTCATAAGAGGAATGCCTTTAACTGTATTAATATTAATTGGGAACAGCACCCAGAGTATAAACGTCAAGAAGGGTTTAATCATCTATATGAGGAAATGGAAACTAAGGGTTTGAATGTAGATAAGTGGGAGACCACAACGAAAGCTAATATGCCAGTGAAACAGTGGTTGCAGGAGTATGAGTGTGCTTTCTTAGGAACAGGTGAAACCTTTATAGAAGGATCTCTTCTGAAGAGATTAATAGAAGGAATTAATCCTACCTTTTCTATTAAATATAACAACAAAATGAGAGTTTGGGAAGAGCCTAAACCAGAGTATGAGTATATTATAGGAGTGGATGTGTCAATGGGTAGAGAAAGGGATTATTCCGCTTTTCATATTTTAAACACCTATACAGGAGAACAAGTAGCTGAGTTCTATTCTAATAGAACCCCAATAAATGAGCTTTCTCAAATTTTAACAAAAGAAGCAAATCTCTATAATAATGCATTAGTTATTATCGAGCGAAACACGATTGGGAATAACCTAATTGATTGGATGTTTAATGTGTATGAATACGATAATTTATGGATGGATGAGCGAAATGACTTCGGATTACAGGTTACAGTAAAAAACAGAGAAGAAATTTTGAATAGATTAGAAGAATATATAAGAAACAATAATATTAAAATTAACTCTAAACGCACTATCGGGGAGCTTCTTACCTTCATTATAACTGAAGGAGGGAGGGTAGAAGCTGATAAAGGTAAGCATGATGATTTAATTATGAGTTTGGGAGTGGCTGTAAGATTACTACATACTTTAGTAGATAATAACCCTCTAGAAGCTTCTAAGAATGATCATAGGATACAGAAACCTCTAGAACCTATTAGTTTTAAAGTTAAAAATGCCTACGGGGATGTTAGTGATGAGGATTTAAAATGGCTGATGAAGTAAAGAATAAAGATAATATTAATGAAGACGCTATAGGTTACACTTCTTTTGATGCGTCCCCAGATGCCAGATATGGTCCTTATTTTTATCCTAATGGTAGGTTAGGACAATTTTTAGCTAGGTTCTTTGCAACTAAGGCGGCTCCGTTTTTAGCCAAACAAACGGATGATGGATCTACTCCTCAAGCAGCATTAGCTGGAGATACGGTCTCAAACCCCGATGTGGTAAAGCCTGATGATCTTCCTGCTTTAGGGGCGGTTAATAGAAAAGAATTAATCCTTCCAGAATTAGAGAAGACCAGAAGGGAAAGGTATTTGAAGTTTGATGAGATGGATAACTACCCAGAGATCGGAACTGCGTTTGATATTTACGCTGATGACGCAACCCAAAAGAACCTCCAGAACACTAGATGGACTGTACGAAGCGATAACCACCTAGTAGTAGATGAAATTAATAAGATGTTTGATCATCTGCAAATGGACAGGATTTATTGGGATATTATTAGAAATACTGTAAAGTATGGGGATTGTTTTATTGAAACTATTTTGGATATTAATAACCCTAAAAAAGGACTTCAACGAATCAAAGTATTAAATCCTAACTTTATTATCCGAGTTGAAAATGAGTATGGATATTTAACGGATTTTATTCAAGAGATTCCTGATGATAATGATTGGGTTGCGTTTGGAAGTGCTGCTGGGAATATGACAGGTTCTAAATTTATTACTCTTGATAGAAACCAAATAGTTCATTTCCGCTTACGAACAGCAGACCCTGCTTATTATCCTTATGGAAAATCAATCGCTGCGTTAGCTATTAGAATCTTTAGATCTCTAAAATTAATGGAAGATGCTATGTTAATCTATCGCTTGGCAAGGGCTCCAGAGAGACGGATTTTTTATATTGATGTGGCTAACATGCCAGCTACTAAAGCTGAGATGTTCATGGAGAAGGTTAAGGAAAAATTTAAGAAAGAAAAGTATTATAATAGTAATGACGGGACGGTAGATTCTCGTTATAATCCTCTCAGTGCTGATGAAGATTTCTTTGTTCCAACAAGAGGGAACCAAGGTACTAAGATTGATACTCTCCCAGGTGCCCAAAACTTAGGGGAAGTAGATGATGTTCGTTACTTCCGTGATAAGCTCTTAGCTGCTCTTAAGGTTCCTAAAGATTATATTGTTGAGAAGGATAAGTCCCCAGAGCGGAAGGCTAATTTATCTCAACTTGATGCCAAGTTTGCTAGGGTGATTACCCGAGTACAACAACAAGTTGAGGTGGGCTTTGAACAGATTGCTAAAAGACACTTAGCTTTAGTTGGATATCCAGCTTCTTTAGTAAAAGAAGTAAAAATTGTTCTCCCCGATCCTAGTGATACTTTTACTAAACGTAAAATGGAAATTGATGAACAAAAAGCAAGAGTCGTTCAAGCTGTTGTTGGTTTAGGGATTTTTCCTAAAAAAACTATCTATAAAGAATTCTATGATATGACGGATGAAGAGATCCAACATACTATGAACGAATTAGAGAAAGAACAGGATGCTGCTCAAGAGAAAGAATTAGAGAACCAAGAGAAACTGAGCCAAGTGGGTGCGGGGGCTGAGCAAGCAGGAAAAGATGTAGATATGGAAAGAGATCAGGCAGGAAAGGATATGGATGCAGCGAGAGATGAGGGGTCTGCTCAATCTACCTTTGAAAGAGATAAAGAGATGGAAAAAATGAAAAAAACCTCTAAAAAAGAATCTATTGATTCGGCCCTTATAAGTACTTTACAAAAGGTAAAGAGTAAAATTATTGCAGAGTGTGGAGAAGACAGTGATCGAACTGCCTCCATAGATCGCGTAATCACCAGAAATATAAAAAAACGACAAAGAAACAGCTAATTAAAGATACTATATAAAGATAGTCTCATGTATTAAGGAGAAATTATGTTCGATCACTTATTCGAAAACAGAAATAAAACAATTACCAATCTTATTAAACTAAGCGATTGCTTAGGAAGGTCTCTTAGAGAGAACGTAGAGCTTTTTGCTATTGATAGTGAAAAGAATGAAGTAGCTTTTTTAACGGAAGGTGGAAAAGTTATCACAGGCACCTATACCTTAGATAAGAACATTGTATTAGATTCTATTAAAATTCAAGAAATAGAAATTTTTACTGATAATAATATCTTTGAAACTTATGTAGATGAGAAAGTTTCTAATTTTGTTGGTAATCTAAATTCTGATAATTATAAAGATGCAGATGAGTCTTTTAGTGATATTTTATCTCTTTGGGAAAATCGTTTAAAGTTTGATAATGTGAGAAAGAAATTAGAAGAGAAGGTCTCTGTTTTTTCTGAATCACAAGAGATCCTTTCTACTTCTCCTTTTCAAAGATTTTTAGAGGTGATGCCCCAGTTTCTGACGTTTTTAGAAGAAGAGAAAGAAGATATCACCAAGATCAAAGAAATTGAAAATGCTATTAAATTATCTAATTCAGTGTCAAAAGCGTTTAATACCCCTAAAATGACTATAGATGACCTGGAGACCTCCCCCTATACCGTTTCTAGAGGAATTAACGAAAGTATCTATGAAATGCTATGTCGTCAAGAATTAGTGAAAAAAGAGCTTTTAGAGTCTAAAAAGAGTTTTGAGGTGATTTGGGCTACAAATACCAAAATTAGAAATTTAGCGTCTCTTTTATACGAAGACTCAGAAGTTACAGTTTTAGAGTCTTTAGTGGATGCGGTCGTTGATATCCCTTATTTGGCTCTTACAACTAAAAAACAGCTTTTTGAATCTCTAGATAGTGCATTGGGATTATCAGATCATACAGCAATTCCTACAAAAGATATCAAAGAGTTTGCATCTCGATTATTTGAGATGAAAAAACCTTTGAAGAAAACTATCATATCTTTACTGAATGAGAAATATGGTATTAATATCCAAAACTTACAAGATACAGCCACCTTTACTAATCTTGCTACTACTCAAACAGTTATTTTTGAGTCCTTAGCAAGATTAGCTCCTAAAGGGAGTGTGCTTAAAACTACTCTTAGTGAAATGGGTAAAATGCTTAAAGGTAAAAATGGGGTTGAAGTAATTGATATTAATGATATTCTCCAAGAAGCTTTTGATTCTTGTAGTTATTCTGATTTCTGTGAGGACTTTGCCTTAGTTGAGGGGGTTAGTTTTGATTCTATCCTTGATGAAAGCTTTACTGCTGCTCAATTAGTTGAAAAAGCAAAAGAAAAGTTATTATTAGATAAGAATAAGAAGAAACCTGCTCCAGAGACTATGGAGAAAGAAGAAGACCTAACTCCTGAGCAAAAGAAAGAAAAAGCTGATGCTGAAGCGCATGAAGCGCATCCTGCAAATGATACAGAAGAGGAAGATGATTCCGTAGCTGCGGCAGAAAGAAATACTCCTCCTAAAGCTAAACCTAAACCTAAAGCTAAAAAAGCAGTTAAAGAAGAGTCTGCTTCAGAAACTGAAGAAGAGACTCCTTCAGAAGAAACTGAGGAAGAGCCTAAAAACGCTTCTCTCAGTAAAGATGAATTTTTAGACGCTTTAAAAGATCTTGATGAGCTTATGGCAGGAATTAGCCCCGACCAGGAAGACGAAGAAGACAAAGAAGCTGAAGAAGACGAAACGGAGGCATAAACCGTGGCTGAATGTGGTGACAGTTGCACTTCTGGATATGTCCCACTTATCCTATCTTCTATTGATGGTGATTGCCGAATTGTAGAATTACCTGAAGACGAATGTTTATGTGTTGACATTTGTACTTCATGCACAGGAGGTACAGGGGGTGGTGGACCAGGAGGTACAGGTCCTACTGGTGAACAAGGTAGAACTGGACAACCTGGAGATATAGGTACAGGTCCTACTGGTCCTACTGGGGATACTGGTCCTCAAGGCGATACTGGTCCTCAAGGCGATCCTGGTGAACAGGGTGGTACTGGTCCTCAAGGCGATAGCGGTTTTCAAGGCGATCCTGGGGATCAAGGCAAGACTGGGGATCAAGGCAAGAGTGGGGATCAAGGCAAGACTGGGGATCAAGGCGATAGTGGGGATCAAGCTCCTGGTGAACAAGGCAAGACTGGTGAACAAGGTAGAACTGGACAACCTGGAGATATAGGTACTGGTCCTCAAGGTCCTCAAGGCTATACTGGTGAACAAGGTCCGATTGGACCTGCTGGGGCAGTAGGTATAGATGGTCATACTGGTCCTCAAGGCGATAGTGGTCATACTGGGGAGCAAGGCAAGACTGGTAGGAGTGGTGATAAGGGGTGGGAAGGTGATTCTGGTCCTACTGGGGAGCAA